GGTTCACCCATGTCGTCGAAGTGTACCCAACCGAGTTCGGATCATCGAGCGACTGCTGCACCGTGAAGTTGACCGTACCGCTCGCCGTCACCTGGATCGCCGTAGGGCCCAGTCCATAGGAGTCAAGGAAGACCGGCGGAGACGATGCGATGCCGTTCGTTCCGACAGTGACCGCTCCCGTGAATGCAGCCGAGACGGCGACGCGCGTTACCGTCGCGAAGTCGTAGGTCGTGTAGCCGGTGGTTGCGTTCGGGCCGGTGATCGTCTCGGTGATCGACTGCCCGTACCAGTTGGTTCCGTAGACGGTGAGAGTCTTGGCGCTCTCATTAGCAGCCGTCGTCACCAGAACGCGACGCGGCTTATCTAGCGTTACGCTTCCGCTCGACGCCAGTGCGCCATTGATCGTGAGGTTCCCGGCCGCTCCGGGCGTCTGGCTCTGACATATGCCATCAGCGTCGGCTGTCGTCAGTGCGCCGACCGTGAGTGTCACTGGCCGCATCAGCGGTTCTCCCCCGAGGAAAGTGGTGGAACCCCGCGTTCCACCACCGCTTTTCTATGGTGCAAGCCCCAGTGCGCTCGCGGTTTCAGGGAGGCGCGTGACGCGCATCCACGCGCCCCCTGTCTCAACCCCAGTCGTAGGGTAGTATCCTCCTCCTGCTTTGCGCCTGACCCATTGCGAGGACCATGCGATTGCAGTGCATAGAGTCTCCTCTCTGCTATGAGGTGGCACTCAACTCGACACGGTTGCCCTTTCGCTGATTGCAGCGAAGGTGAGCAATCTGCATGTTACTGATCTCGTTCGTTCCGCCTTTTGACATCGGGACGATGTGGTCAATCGTCTTTTCGGCATCCGAGATCGGTAAGTTGCAGAGTGCGCAGGTGTCTGTTTCCCAGAGTCTCAGGAAGTCCTCCTTCGTGATGTGTGACGACCCGCAAATCCCGAGCAGTATCCTCCTCTTTGCTACCGCATACCGGCGCCGCAACTTGCCGTGTATCGTTTGCGAGTAGTTCTTCATTGCGCGCCGTCTGTTCTCCTTCTTGCGTTCCGGCGTGGCCGTGCCGTTGGATAGCTTTAGTCTTGGGGCCGCCTCGTCCCCGCGACGGCGTTTTAGGTCGGCATGTGCTTGGCAAAGGTCTTTTGATACACAAGACTCTTCGCAACCGTCGATGCGGCACTTCTTGTTCTTCGCCTCTCCGTTCGCAGCTTTCTTCCTGAAGTGGACATCCCCGTGCCTCTCCCAGCGGAGGTTGTGCATGTTGCACATCCCCCGCCGGTAAGAAGGTTTCTCGCAGTTATCGACGGAGCATTTCGGCCGTTCGAGAAGACCGTTGCGTTGGGCGTGGTAGTAATGCTTTGCGCAGTACCCCTTCGCCCAAGCAGTGCGGTCACACCCGTCTGTCCGACAACTACTCCGTTCACGCATCGGTGGTCGCAGGGATGTTCGTCGGCATTGCGACTTCGCCGGCGAGGTTCACGATGTTGATCGGCTGGAAGTAGACGAAACTGGCGCCGGTCAGGGCCTCGGTCACGTTCGCCGCATTGTCAGCGACGAACACGTGAATGTTCGGCCCGATCATCCCCGTCGACGCCGTGACGGTGTCCACGAGGAAGATGTCGGCCGCGTTCCGTGGCCCGCACGTTGCTCACTTCGAGGTCCGTGGTGGCCGTGGTGCGGATGTCGATCGCCCCGACCGAGAAGTTGCCGTCGAAGCGACAGTTCTCGATGCGGATGCGGTCGCCGCCGACGATGGCGATGGCAGAAGCGCCACCCGCCGCCGTCGCGCCGTCGTGACGATGGTTGATGATCTTCAGCCGGTTGGCCGCAGCCGTGGTGAGGATCACATCCGTCGCCTGTCCGGTGACATCCCTCCACTCGCAGTTGTCGAGCGTGAAGTCCGCCGCCTGCACGTGGATGGGGTTGGTGAGGGCATCGATGCCACCCGTGAAGAGGATGTTCCTCACGACACAGTTCGCCGCCGTCACCGCGAAGCTCGCACCGACCGCCGTGGTGAAGTTCACGGTGGGACGGATGGAACCCTCGCCGATGCCGATGATGTTCACGCCAGCGACATCGAGCGCGATGCCAGCCGCCGCCGTGACCGTCTCGGTGTGCCCCGGCATCACGACGATGGTGTCGCCGCGAGATGCCGTGCACTTGCCGATGGCATAGTCGATAGTCGCGTAGGGGGTTTCCAGGGTTCCATCGTTTCCGTTTGAACCGTATGTCGAGCACACGAACTTGTAGGCCCGTGCGATCGGCACTCCCTGCCCCACCACGGGCATGCCGAAACTCGACACGCCGTCCGGGAAGTTGGTCAAGGCCATTGAGCGATCTCCTTCAGATCACGACGTAGGGAAGCTGCCGTAGATGCAGCGCGGGTCGTTGTAGGTGAAGCAGTAGCGCTCGTAGCCCTTCACCAGCAGGTTGTCGGTGTGGAAGTCGACCTGCATGTCGGTTTCGTACCCCTTCCGCTTCATGTGGATCAGGCCCTCGATGTTGGTGGTGAGGAACCAGGCATAAGCGGAAGTGAGGTACTCGTTGACGATGTAGCCACCGGGGAGACCGCCAGCGACGGAACGGATCGCGTTCACGTCGTTGTTGGCTGTGCCGGGCCGCAGTTCCGTCTTGGTGAGGCGGACGGCGGTGGCTTCGAGCTGCGGCGGGATGACGAGGGTCTTCGCCATCGCGTAGATCTTGAGGCCGGCCTCGTTGACGAAGTCGGTTCGGATCGCGACCTGCGCCGTCAGCAGCGAGGACTCGTTGAGAGCCATCTCCGTCGAAGGCTTGTTGGCGAAGGTCGAGCCGTCGACGGGGTGATCCGTCGCACAGAGCGCCTTGCCGTCGCCGCCGATGTTGCTGTCGTAGGTCGTGGCCGAGTTCAGGATGTCGGCCCCGAGCGTCTCCTTGAACTGCGCGAAGCTGTTGTTGAGCATCGCTACGGACGGATTGAAGTCGCTCTTGTACTTGTTGTCGTCGATCGCCTTGCGGGTGATCGCGAACGCCAGTGCGACTTCCTGCGTCTCGGCATTGTAGACGTAGCGCTGCCCGGCGCCGTTGTCGAAGCCGACCGCCGCACCTTCGGACTTGTACTGAGCCAAGCCGAACATGCGCATCTGCACCGAGCGCTCGACGGCGAGCGTCGAGGTCTTGGTCGTGAAGATCTTGTCCCAGCGACGCGGGATCTGATCGTAGTCGCCCGTGAGCTTGTAGAGCCCGGGCATGAGCAGATCCTTGATCTGCGCGAGATTGACAGCCATGGTTCAGTGCTCCCCTTAGATGCCCGTGGCGCCAGCGCCAGACGTGTTGAGCTGGAAGACGCCCCAGTTGTAGGCGCCGGCCTGAGTCCCGGGACCGACTGCGATGTCGGACCACAGATTGATAAGCCGGAGGGGAAGCGTCGCGGTGGTGTTGAGCGTGCTCACATCCACGTAGGAGCCGGAGAGGCTCGTAGTCGTCGAGCCGGTGCCGACCGCGATGTCGAAGTTGGCGCCGCGATCAGCGAGGGCGACGCCCGTCGAGTCGCACTGCATGATGATCTGCAGCGGAGCCGCGCCGGTTGCCGGGATCAGGAAGATGTCGGCATCGACAGCGGTATCGGCACCAGGCCAGTAGGGGGAGTAGACCCGGCGGCCAAGTGCCGTCGAGAGGTACTGGCAGCCCCAGAAGATGCCCGCGAGCTGGGAGACAGCCGTAGTGGCCGTCCACTGCGCGAGATAGCCCGTGTTGAGTTTCTTGACGAGATCACCCTTGTAGATCTTCGTCGTGTTGGCATCATCGATGCCCGACTTGATCTTAAGGATTTCCCAATTGGCGCCGGCCCCGAAGCCCTTGTAGGGGCGCGCGCCGAACGGTGCGTTCGTGTTCGCCATTGTGTTGATTGCGATCCAGACGTCCGACGCTGGCCGGCGTGGCGCGCGTGGTCGTAACCGTGATGCCTAGCCTAGCGTGGCTGGCGGGTTAACGTCCTGGATCGCGGCGCGCGAGGGACGGGATGTGCGACAGACGCTTGCTATCGCTACGCAAAACCGTGCCTCAGTGATCACACTCGTAGATGATGCGGCCACACCTGTCAATCAAATTTTGATTGACAGGTGAAGGCAAAAAAATCACACCACTGCTGTCCATGTCTCCGTTCCGTCCGAGAGGTTCAGTGCGTCCGGCAAATCGACCCACCCATTATGGGTGACCATCATTGCCGGCATCGCGTGGTTCCACGACGGCTGCATCGCACGCTGGATCACCTCCACGAGCGACGACTTGTGGATCGCGCGATCGAACTCGATTCGCTCCATGATGGCTTCGGCCAGCTTGTCGATGTCCATGGCAGTCCCTCATTCGTCGATGTTGACCGTGTGTTGCGGACGGGGAATATCAGCGCCGCTCTCGTAGCTCGCCCGAGCGTAGGTGTTGGCGGCAACGCCTGTTGTCCGCGTGCTCATGCTCTCCGGCAAGTTCTGAATACCGAACTGCTCGCGTGCGCCACGCTTTTGCGCTACCGCCTTGGCGCGCTCCTCCATGCGAGCCTCTTCGCTCAGGATCGAGGGCCGCTCTTCGAGGATGAGGCCATCACGGATGATGTCGCCCTTGTGGCCCTCCGGCATGAAATATCCCGGGTGCCGTTCCGCCGGAACCGGACGCCAGCCGTTCTCGGCCATGTGTACGCGCTGCCCGACGGCCGGCTCGTTGTAGACTGAGTAGGTGTTCCACTGGTAGTCCCAGCCGGGCGGAATGATGCTGGGATCGATGAAAAACGCATTCGTGTTGGAACGACGCTTGCGCGTCAGTTCCTTCCCGTCACGCCCGAGTGCCACGGTGCGAATCGGGTCTCGGTTCGCCGGTCTCGTCTCGGATTCCACAACTGCTCCCGCAACCTGGTTGCGGATGCGGCTCACAGGCTTCGTGCTCATTGGTGCCCCCTTGGATTGTTTCAGCGCGGGTCGTAGCTTCCGGCTGCGACCGCCTTGCGCTTGTAGTTCGCGTATTCGGTCGGCGTCATACCGAGATCCTTGGCGATCTCGACCTCGGCGCGTGTGAGTGTCACTCTGTTCCCGCTTACGCCATGCTTATTGGTAGGAGCCTCTCGGGAAACCGGAGCGGAGTGTCTTGGCTGCCGGCGAGGAGCCTCTTCCTCGACCACCTCGGTATCCGCATCCCCCAGTCCCAGGATCTCTTCGAGACGTGCGAAGTAGGCGTCTGACTCGTATACGTGATCCTCGGCGACCGCCGTGTGATGCGCCGCGACCAGCTTTCGGTTGAGCTTGGGATCGGTAGCGAACTCAGGATGCTCGCGAACCCACGCCTGTGCGCGAGGCGTCAGGCGGGAGAGTGTCTGCTGCAGAGGATCGGACGACTGCGGTTCCTTCTTCGGTTCCGGCTGTTTCTTCGCCTGGACCTCGAGTTCCGCCTTCGCGTCCTCGTACCGCATGATGGTCGCTTCCGCGCGGGCGAGCTTGCGCTGAAGCTCTGATGCGGCCTTGTACTCGCCGCTTTCGAGCGCCTGCTGGATCTGCCCCTGCAAGGCATCCGCCTCGCCCTTGGCTGACGTGAGAGCCGCATTGATTGCATCGGCCTGCGTCGAGGCAACCTGCTTCCTAGCCTCGGCCGCTTCGTTCTCGGCGCGGATGCGGGCGGCAGCCTCGTTCTCGCGGGCGATCGAGAGTTCCCTCTCGCGCTCCTTCGCGCTCGACAACTGCTTCTTCAGATCATCGGCGCCGTCGTCGGCCTTGGCCTTTGCCTTCGGCGTCTTGTCGGCAGGCTTGTCGTTCGGATCGTCGATCAGCAACGAGAGCTGCTCGTCGCCCTCGCCTTCGATCTTGACGATGACGTCGTCAGTCTTCTCGGTTGCCATGTGGGATCTCTCACCAGATGTACTTCGGATGCGGCACGACGCCCATGATGTGGACGTCCTCGATCAGACGACAGTCCACCTCGTTCAGAAGAAAGTGCCAGCCGTCGGACGGGCGATAGAACACCCAGTCCCCGATCTCGATGTCCTGGCCGTAGAACTTCGTGGCGTCGTCGTCCTTGAAGGCGAGCGGCCCCTTCTTCAGCACCAGACCGATCTTGCCCTGGAACTTGCTCTCGTTCACTCGGTTCTGCGGCAGGATGATCCCGCCCGCCGTTTTCTCCGGCTCAATGTAGGTCGCCACGAGAATCCGGTTCGACATGATCTTGAACTTCGAGATGTCGCCGACCGCACGGATCAGTTCACCCTTCTGGTCTGTGGCTCTGGAAAGTTCGACGACCTTGCTCTTGCCGCTCATTTGCCCTCTCGCATGTCCTGATCGATCTGTTCCAAAAATTCGACGACGTCATGTAGTGCCTTGATGTACCCGCACAAATACTTGTACGCAGGGTAGTCAGGCGCGGTCCCTTGCGAGACCACGCCGACTTTCTCGGCGATGCTGTTGTCGAGCATCTCCGCCATCAGGCGGATGGCTCTCGACTCGTAGCTGTTCAACACTTCACCTTTCCGCCGCGTTTGCGCAGCAGGGGAGGCTGACCTGGGATCGGGGGGACCGCTGCCCCCGGCATGGCCGCCGGGGGCATTGGTGGTGCTGGCGGCGGTGGAGTTGCCGCACGCGGAGCCATCGGCGGGGAAGCCGGGGGGGCTATTGGCGCCGGGGCCTCGCGAGTTGGCGCGACGATGACGTTCACGTTGGTCTTTCCCTTACCGCCCTTGCGGGCCGATCGGTCGGGACGCATACGAGCACGGCCACCGTCGACGATGCCGCCTTCCGCTTTGTTACTGGCGGAGCCCCGATTCGTCTTCGGGGTGCCGCCATTATCCACTGCCAACTTCTCCTTGACAACCCCGCCGCTCGCGTAGCCCTTGGCTTTCTCGCTGGCCTTGGCCCGCAGGACTTCCTTCATGCCCTTCATCAGTTCGCTCCCGGTTGGTGCATGAACGGGGCCATCCGGCCCAGTTGCTCATTGACGATCCCGTAGCTCTCGGGATGGGTGGCCAGTCGCTCACCGAGTTCGAGCACGGCGAGGTTCTCCTTGGTCTTCCGATCCTTCTCCTTCTGGACCTTGTCGACCGCTAGCTTCTTCTCCTTGAAGGCGATGTCCGCCTTCTTGAGTTCCATTGCGGCCATGATTGCAGGATCAGGCCCGGCCGGCGGCTGCGGCGGCGCGAACATGGAGTTGGGATCGCCCATGTCGGCCATCGCGAAGACGTGCGCATCCACCTTGCGCATGTCGTACATCTGCGGGTTGAGCTGAGCCATCTGCTTCACCGCCGTCGCCTTCATGAGGCGGTGCATCTGGGACGGAGTGTTCGGGTCGGCGCAGGGCACCAACTCGTACATCTCGAGCGCGGCCTTGAACTTCGCCTCGTCCCACCGCTTCGCGGCCCGCTTGTTGCCGCGCCAGAGCGCCGACGGATCCGAGTGGAACTCGTCCCGGAGCTTTCGGAACTCCTCGGCTTGCGCCGCGTGCATCCGCTTGTGCACCGCCGACATCATCTTGGATGCCTGCTCGATCAGGGCGAGCGTGGTGCCGACAGGAGCTTCCTGCTTGCCCTCCGCGACATTCGCCTCCGATGTGCCGCCGACGCGGGTGCCCGTCTCGGTGATGTCCTTGACGAGCTGGATCATGCCGGGGCCAGCCTCTTTGTAGGGAAGCGGCATCACCATCTGCGTGATCGGCTGACCACCCGTGTCGATGGCGGCACCAGAGCCAGGCGCGATGCGGAACACGTTCGACGTCTGCCGAGCGCTGCTCTTGGCGTAGAGGAAGCCCGGGAAGTTGGCGAACATGCCCGCATCCAACATCTCGCGCCACGCCGCCGTCAGCGCGTTGGTGGAGTTGCCCAGGATGTGGACGAGGCCAATGCCGTAGAACCCGAACCCCGGCACGAACTTGTAGTGGACGATGCGTTGCTTAGCGCAGCAATCCAGATCGTCCTCATCCCAGTTGCGGCGGATCGCGAGAATCCTGCGCGATTCGCGGTCGATCGTCACCACGTAAGGCAGCGGCAGTCCGGTTTTCTTGCCCTTGAGCTTGTGCTCGAACCCCGGCAGGTCGATCTCGCAGTAGCACTCGTAGACCTCGCGGTCCTGATCCTCCGGCCGAGACGACGCAGCCGCCGTGCCCTGGATCTCGCCTACTTTCTGGTCGATCGCGTTCGGCATGGACAGGGCCTCGCCGATGTCGACGTCCCTGTACTCGCCGACGATCTGCATCCGCTTCATGACCGACTGCCGCATGCGCACGCGATGCGTGACGCGGCTGGCGTTCTTGATGTCGGTTGCCGTGTTGGAGACGATCAGATCGGAAGCGTCGACGCTCTCCGACACCGGGCGTCGGCGCAGCGGGCAGTTGTAAACCTTCTTGAAGGCTGAGCCGCCGAAGCCGACCATCAGCAGCATCCGATCCGTGTCCTCGTAATACTCGGACGCGGTCACGGTGAGGTAGTGGTTGAGATCGCGTTCGAGCGCACGGGCGGCAATATCCGTCGCAGTAGACGGATCGCCATCGACGCGGATCTTGACCGGGCCGTTCGAAGGCAGAAGCTCGCCACGCGCGTTCGCCTGGAAGCGCAGCACCGCCTCAAGAAGAAGGGGATGCCGGACCACCGACATCCCCTCGACTGGCGCCGATGCGCCGGACGATTTTGGATCCTCGAGTTTCAACCCGAGGAGTTCCATTCCTCGGGCCCGGGTTTCGAGCCACTCCCGTCGGCTTTCATCATCGCTTGCGATCCCTTCGAGGAGATCCTCGGCGATGACACCGAGCTGGGATTCGTCGAGTTTCTCGGCGAGATTGTCGTCGTGCTTCGTCTCCTGGTCCGGCGGAGGGCCGAAGTCGACCGTCACAGAGCCGTCGGCGCCGACAATAATGCCGGTCCCCTCGGGTTTCTCCGTGTCCTCGTCGGCTAGCACGATGTTGACGGCCGTTTCGGCCTCGGCTGCCTTGGCTTTCTGCTTCCTCTTGGGCGCAGAAATGCTTTTGGCCCGCCGCCTTTTCGGCGCGGGCCCTGTCACGTCAGCGATGTCCATGGGGTTTACTCCTCTTTGGGCTTCCAGCCCGAGCAGAGTTGGAGATCAGTCGTGAACGCGACCACGCGCCTTACCTGATCGTTGAGATCGTCTCGATTCTTGTCGTTATGGCACCCGCCGACCAGTGATCCGGCGGTGATGCGCACCCAATGGGCGCAGGTTTCGCAGCGTTTGTGCGGAACGCTCATATGAAACTCACCGCTTTCCATTGCGAAGCTCGTCGAGTTGCTCATCGGCCATCATATTCGTCTGGTGGATCAGCCGATTGGCGAGGAATTGCACAGTCCGAAGGTCAGAAGTGGTGCCGGCGAAGTATTCGTTACCGTCTTTCGTCCATCCCATCACCACGCAGTCGCCAAGATCGGCCTCGATCGCTGCCTTGAGGATCTTTTCAGCCGGGATGTCGACAGTCGTGCCGCCAGGAAAGTCGATGACGTTGTCGTTCACGCCGCATCCGCCTTCTCGGTAACAACCGCAATCCCAAGAATGCGGCCATGGTCAACAACCTCTATGATGCGGGCAAGCTCCATCATCTCCTCGCAGGCATAGTTGACCGTCGCTTTTCGCTCCGTTGCATCCCCTTGGGGCCCCAAAATGCCCTCATAAAGGTTGACGATCATTTTAGCGCGAGTGAGAATGAGGGACTCGATGTCGTCGACAGAAATCTTCATGCCGCATCTGCCTTCTGCATCTGGTCGACGAGGGCCTTCGCCTTGTCGCAGAACGCCTTCATGCGGTCCACATGGGCGAGAACGTCCTCGATCTTGAGGTTCGGGCCCGGAGCGTCGAGCACCCGGGCGAGTTCCACGGCATGCCGCTGCACCAGGTTCATGAAATCGGCGGCATTCAGCATTACGACGTTGTCGCTCATCGAATCACCCATTGTGTTGAGTCTGGATCGTATGGAAGATTGCTCACGGTTTCGACGGAAACTCCACTGGCCTGCGTATTGGCGTACCTGATATACGCCTCGAACCGCCCGGCTGTGGCAAGCACCTCCTCGACGGTGCCGTTAATCCGTAGCCTATGGTGGTAATCGATGGCCAGCATGAGGGCGGCCTCGCGTATTTTATCCATCTTGGTTCGCCCAGTGGTAAGCCGCAAGTTCATCGAGCCAATCGCCGTGCGTTCTGAGCAACCATCTTTCCAAACGGCGAATGGGCGTGCCGTACCTCGACACGCCCACCACTTCGACCGAACCATAGAACCCGACGTCGTACTCTGGCTCGTAATACTCATAGTCGACTTCGACCATCCCCCTTACGGGAAGACCTCGATATTCCAGGTCGAGTTCAACTTGAAACCAATAGCAGCGCGTCATCCCAGCGTCCTGTAGAGCACCTCGAAGATCGTTGGTTGATCAATCCAACTATCGACTAGCACTCAGACGCGGCCTCGTGTCGATTAAGGAGACCGGGTTGCTTTCGCACCAGTCTTGGGGGAATGACCACCAAAGCTGGCCCCAGTTTCGCGCCGAAAGAGCTTCTTGCTCTTCGAGGCGCCCTACACGACGCTGGGTATCTCAACTCGGATACAGCGGACCCGAGTTATTCGGGTATGCCATCTCTTGATCGTGGATGGCTTGCGCCTCTTCACGACGGATAGCTAAGCCAGATTCGCGGAAATGCCTCAACGCCTGCGTCATCGTATCCACAAGATCGTCGTGCCCCTTGGGGAAGCGGCTCGCCTGCGAGATCACCTTGTCCGCGAACTCCCGCCAGATGACGTTGTCGTGCTCGTCGATCTCGGCCGGAGCGCAGATCATCCCTTCCGAGAACAGGTGCTGGATCGCGTAGGCGCGTGCGACCTTGTCGCCCTCGCCCTTCGGATCCTTGAGCATCACGGCCCACTCGTGACCGTGAGTCAGGCGCCGCACTTCCTGTGCGGTTGAGTGTCCGGCTGCCTTGCTTTCGATGATCAGCCTGTCCACCTTGAACCGCCGGCAGGTGTATATGACCCACTCGACAAGGCCCCAGCTTGGCTGCGCTCGGCGGACGTAGTCCTCGTTCTTCTCGCCAATGTAGCGCGGCACTTCTTGCCCGTGGATCTCCAGCCGCTTCTCCCACGCATTGAGCAGGAGGATCTTGGGGTGGCCGCGATGATCATAGTGCAGGCCCCAGACTGTCATGGCGCTGGGGTCGTTTTCGTCCTTCGTTGTATAGGCGGTGTCTAGCGAACCGACGACGTACTCGAACGTGAGTTTCAGGGGAGTTCCAAGTGGAACTGCGTGTGGAACCCACCAGTCCCGTTTGAATATCCCGCCCCCGCGAGGCTCGGGGGATTGCTGATACTGGCCACTGTAGGCATAAGGGCCTAGCGTCGTCTTGAGGCTGTCGACGACCTCTTGCGGGAACCGCTCTGGCCACGCGAGTTCGCCGTCGACCGATCTTGGATCAGACCACCCGATGCTCGTAGAGCAATGACGCCCCGGGTCGTACTCCATTGGAATGACGAGGAACTCGTATGGCAGTCCGTCGTCTAGGATCGTGCCGCAGACATCCTCCTCGTGCACCCTCTGCATGATGACGACGATGGCGTCCTGCTGCATGTCGTTGAGGCGATTCGACATCGATTCGCGGAACCACCGCACAGTTTCACGGCGGATAAGGTCGCTCTCGCCGTCAGAAATATTGTGCGGATCGTCTAAAGTAACGCGGTGACCGCGCTCGCCTGTACCAACGCCGCCAACTGATGACGCAAACTTCCATCCCGTCTTGGTGTTTCCTACTTTGATCTTCCCTGCTTCGGTTACCTTCACCGCTTCCGGCCCGCCGTAGAGCCGCTGGAACTTCTTGCTTGTCACGAGATCGCGGAACTTCGCGTTGTCTCGTTCTGTCAGCCAAGCACCGTATGAGAAGTTGACATACCGCATGTGAGCGAGTTGCTTTGGCCCCCACTCGAATGCGGGCCAAAAAACGTTTACTATCAACGACTTCATTGATCCAGGCGGCACGTTGATGACGAGTCGCTTGATCCGACCGTCCGTCACCGCCTCTAGGTGCAGGCAGATAGCCTCGAGAACCCAGCCGTCGACGAACTTCGTCTGCGGCTCAAGAACGTCCCAGAAGTATTTGATGAACCGATAGAGCCCGCCGGGGGAGGCGTGCTCTCTGATCGTCTCACGTCGGTTCAGTTCCGATACGGCAACAGCAAGCCGCTCAAGCCGCTCGCGATCCGTCAGTTCCATCCCCACTTGCCCCCAGTGCATCGAGCACGCGATACACCGAAGCTCGCCCTATCTCCAGCCGCTTGGCGATCGTCGTCGGGTTGACGCCAAGTGCGTGCATATTCCTGATCTGCTCGCCGTGCGCCTTCAGCAGCTTCGGCGGGCGACCCTTGTACTTCCCCTTGGCCTTGGCGAAGGCAATGCCCTCTGCCTGCCGTTCCAGCAGGATCCTCCGCTCGAACTCGGCGATGCTCCCGACAACCTGCAGGATCATCCTGCCCGTGGCCGTGGACGTGTCCAGGTTCATGTCGAGGATGCGCAGCGACGCCTTCCGATCCGCGATCCGGTCCACGACTTCGAGCAGATGTTTCACGGAGCGAGCGAGTCGGTCAAGGCGAGTGACCATCAAAATGTCGCCTTCTCGTATGAAACTGAGTGCCTCCTCCAAGCGCTCGCGCTGAGCAACGGAGGATACTTGTTCCGAGAAGATGCGTTCGCAGCCTGCGGCGGCCAGATCACGCAACTGCGCTTCGTAGCCTGCGTCTTGGTCAGTGGTAGAGGTTCTTGCGTACCCGACGATCATGAGGATGTACCTTCTTCAACGAGCAGGTCATTAGGCGGTCACGGTGTTCCCTCTCCCTCTCTGAGGGCCACCGTGACCGCCACGACCAGCCGGATATATGCCCGCACCGGGCCCGGAACTGGTCGCTTCCCCCGCCGCCATTCAGAGACTGCCTTTGGTGTCACGCCCAGACGCCTAGACAGCTCTGCCCCCGACCACCTCAACTCCCGCAAGTATTCGTTGAGTTGGTCGGAACTCATCCCCTTATGATGGATAGGTTGCACGTTCGGTAATATGCACCGTGCGTTATCTTCCGTCAATAGCATCGTTACGTCCGGTGCATAATCGTTGTTCAGGAGCAGCACTGCCGGACCACCTCTCGGTCCCGTAAATAGAACCAACGTGTTGATCCCAACCGAGAAGTGGCCCGGCGCTGCTGCTATTTCTTGAGACCGAGTCTGTTCACCTTGCCGGCGATGCTGGAGCGGGACCTGTTGAGCGCGTATGCGATCTCACCGAAGGACTTCTGGCCGATGTTGTCGACCAGGTACGCGATGTCCACGTCGCTCCAGGGCAAAGTTCCACCTTGCCCATTGTAGTTCTTCCGATAGTTCAACCGTCTCGACATCCTAACCCGTTCCGGGTATCGGTCTCGCCAGCGATAAGCGCTGACCATCTTTCTCGATATGCCAAGCCGTCGAGCAACCTCCGTTGATGGAACCTCGTTCTTGAATTTTCTGACCTTCTCAGCGATCGTCACCACCCCAAACCCCATAAAAATGGGCGCCGGTCGCCCCAGCGACAGGCGCCCTGAGTTGGACAAGTCAGACAGTCAGGGAGGTACGCGATACGAAAATTACCCTACCGTCACCCGTGTGATTCGTCAATTACGGGAACAGATCGAACCCGAACCCAACGATCATCCCTGCAACCCAGAGCAGCGAGACGATGCCCAGCACACTTGCAACAACCAGCCAGTCACGCATGTTACTCTCGTCCTTCGCGCCACAGGTCTAGCAGTCCCGCAAGGACTGGATCTAATTTCGCCCCGTCCCAGGTCACTTTTGTGAAGTATTCGCCCAGGGCCACGTGCGCCGCAATCCTGTGCGCTGCGCTACGCAGTGCATTCTCAATCGTGGCCTCTCTGCCGGGGCGGACCACCAATTCCCCAGTTACTGTGTCCACGATGAAGTTTGACTGAGGCTGCTTTGTCATCGCCCAACCAGCCTATCAACCACTGGCCCAAGCACGGCGCCCTCGACATGAGCTGCCACGCTCAACGCTGCGAGGAACAGGAACCCGCTGGATCCGAACCACACAATCTTCGCCAGCATTCCCGACAGGCACATAGCGACCACCGCCAGCGCTCCGGCGATCAGCAGCCGCAATCCCGTCAGCACCACCAGACGTTTCGGTGGAACTATCGCCATAACCGCCGAAACCGCCACCATCGTCAGCAGAAGCCCCATGCCGATCTCACGACCAGCAGCGATCTCCCATGGTTCCGCATCAGGGTTGTCCATCAGGCCGTGTCCCTCGGGTCATCCCGCACCGGGCCGAGCAACCCTGCCCTCTGCGCCAGCGCCAGCTTCGACTTCATCGACAGTTCCCCCCGGAACTCCGGGGAACTCGCGGTCACGAACAGATACCGGAACTCGTTCACGTATCCCCGGATCTCATTCCACCGCTTCGTTCCGCGCATGCTCGGGTGCTCAACGGTATGCAGTTGGTCTCCCCTCTTTACGTTGCACCTACGATGCGCGACGACAAGGTTGCTGCGACTGTTACGCCCACCTTTTCCCCGGGGAACCAGATGCTCGATCGTCGTCGCGAGACCAATCTCATCCGACGTGTCGATCATCATTCCCCCGCACCACCAGCAGCACCAGTCCTGATCTCGAGCCATCTCCCGGCGCTGTCGTCGCCGGAACTGCCCCTTGGTCTCCACGACCAATGTGTCCACGTCTCACCTCCGCCGCTTGTACCGCCAACTCCTCTCAAGCTCACGCCAACGACGCCACCCGTCCACCGCCTCCGACACCGCCCGATAACCGCCGTCAATTCGCTCAATCAGCCCACGCATCTCCAAGGCAGCAAGCGTCACCGCCGTCGCGTGGGACTTCATCCCGCGCGCGATCAATTCAAAGGCTCTGACCTGTGGTTCAGTGCAGCCGACGACTCGGCAGGGATGGCGAGGACGGTTGGTTGCAGTGGCAGGACTTGAACCTGCGACCTCTTGGGTATGAACCAAGCGAGCTAACCCCTGCTCCACACTGCGTCACCATTCAACCGAACTTCTTCTTCAGCCGCTCGTACTCGGCGCGCTCGCGCATCTCTTCAGCCGAAGCCATCTCTCGTCGCAACCGCATCTCTCTCTCAGTCGCCGGGCGTACCCACTTAACCGAAACGATGCAAACATCGTCCTCGCAATCAAACGATAGCTTGGGGGCGGTGGCTCCCTTAGCCACGGCAGCCTTAATCGCGTCCTTCAAGCATGCCATGACAAACGACGCATCGTTCTCGCCGTGCAGGCCAGCAACGTCAATGCGCTCAGTAGTGGTATTATTGATGGTCAACTCAAACTCCCCTTGGCGAACCGGGTCGGACTCGAACCGACGACCCGCAGCTTAAAAGGCCGCCGCTCTACCACTGAGCTACCGGTCCCTTAATTACGGGATACCACAAGCCACGAGCACGCGCAACAGGAAAGTGAACCGGGTGTTAATAAACCACGGTCAAAAACAAACGTCGCAACTGTAATGGCTCCGACCACCACTCCCGAATCGCATACAGGTGATTACGGGATACCACAACGAGGGGATACCAGCCACACCCGCAATGATCCGTGTACGGGGCACGAGAGTTTCGAATTATGAGTGGATTTTTGGTGGACCTCAAAAAATTTACAAAAGCTGTGGAGGGGGGGGTGGGGTGGGGTGCCGGGGGTTGACGGGGGGGAGTGAACGGTAAGGGAGCAAGGGCAAGCGGAAGGGGGCGACCGATAGGGCCAGACATAAACGAGACGACGACACAGAAGCCGGGGGAACATACCCAAACGAGACAGAGAGACGAGCGACCAATAGGGACTACTCATCCGGTCGCGCGTCAGGCTGCCTCGCTGTCCTTCTCCGGCGCCGGCGCCTGGAGTTCGATGGCCATCAAGTCAACGGTGCGGTGCTCAAGCTCCGCCTGCTGCTGGCGGATGTACTCGAGCAGCTCAGTGTCGCCCATGCGCGCGAAGTCGCCAGGTCCGCCGACCTCGCGCCGGTCCACGAACATCCCGGCTTCCTTCCCGAGGAGTTCCAACGCCCGGTTGGCTGCGCTCGCGTCGTGCGCCGTCACTTCGACCTCGTGAACGTCGCCGCCCTTCGACGCGCGCGACATGCGGAGCTTCTTCTTGCCAAGGCAGACGGCCGCATTTTCCATGAGATGTTCGAGCACCCAAGCGCGACTTAAGGTTGTCTGCCTCATAACTGCAGCCTTAAGCTGTTCGATGCGGAATTGAACGTTGGTATTTGTGAGGAGCTTTGATGCGTTCTGGTTGACGGTCTTCGGTTTGGCGTCCTGACAGTTGTATGCTTTGCGGTACGCGGCCGATTTGCTGTCACTGCGGATGTACTCTTGACAGAAGCGCTCCTGACGGATGGTGAGCTTGTATGTCTTGCCGTCTGCTCCCCTCTTGCCGATCTTGGGCGGGAGTGCGTGAGGATCGAACGTCATCACGTCCACGTCAGGAGGCTGCGGTAGCTTGCGCTTGGTCGTGCTGGCGCTCTGTGTGTCCGTCTCTATGGGCTCGGCTATACCATGCGTGCGCGTGTCCGCGCGTGTGTGTCTGTCTGTGTGTGTGGTTGTGCCTTCGTGAGCGTTGACGGTCTCGGAGCCGAAGGTTTGCGATGGGGAAGTTGCCGGGGCGTTGTCGGTCGCTTTCTGGCGCTTTGCCTTGGTTCGGGGCGATCCGGTCGCCTTCTTACGCTTGGCCATGGCACTGCCTCGGTGATGTCGCGGTGATGTCGCGGTGGTTCGAGTTGTTGATCGGACTGATCGTCGTTTTTGTTTGATCACGAAAATTTGATCGGCATGTGTAATTGCGGACTACCGAAATCGTGATATAATAGAGTTATCAGCCGCAGAAAGGGGTGCAGAATGCTTATAATCCACGCTCAAGCCGACCGCGCCGCGTTGAAGAGCAACGCACGTTGCCAAGGTGACATCGAGGCTATCAATCAAGACTATGATCGGTATCTCGAATATCTCGCCAGCAAGGGCGTCGCGATCGACCACGATAGCAGCCAGACAACCTATTGCTGGTCTGGAGAGTGGCCGGAAGACGTGGCCGACTTCTGGGCTTGGCACAATAACTGAAATGAGGGCTCGGAGCGATCCGGGCCCTTTCCTTTTGCGCTGGCGGGGAAGTATGTACTTGACGTACCGGGGGCCTGACCCTATATTGACCCCAATGGTCAGGGAGCCCTACTACGATGGACATCACGAACCCCATCTTCAACAACGCCGATTTGGCTCGCCAATACCTTGAGGCGCAGCGTTGGCCCGATGGTCCTGTCTGCCCCCATTGCGGCTCAATCGATAAGGCCAGCCAACTCGCAGGGAAAAGCACGAGAGCCGGCCTCTATAAGTGCCGAGTTTGCGAGAAGCCGTTCTCCGTTACCGTGAAAACGGTGTTCCAAGATTCGAAAATCCCGCTCAACAAGTGGCTTGCGGTAACGTATCTGATGACGTGCTCGAAGAAGGGCATCAGCGCCCTTCAGGTCAAGCGCATGATCAAGGTGAGCTACAAGACCGCGTGGTTCATGTGCCAACGCGTCCGCGAAGCGATGAAGCCAGCCGTCGGCACGCCGGATGCGGGGCCGATCGGGGGCGTCGGCAAGGTGGTCGAGTCCGACGAGACGTTCGTGGGCGGCAAGGCGAAGAACGTCCACAAGGGGAAGCCGATACCGCCGAAGCGGCCGGTCGTGGCGCTAGTCGAGCGCGGTGGCAAAGTCCGGGCCCGGCACGTGGCCAACGTCACGGCCAAGACGCTTCGTTCCGTGATTGCAGAGCATGTAGACCCCCAGTCTACGATGAACACGGATGATTCTCTGGCCTACTACCATATGAGCAAGGAATTCGCGGCGCACGGGGTCGTGAACCACTCGCGCGACGAGTACGTGTCGAAGGATGGCAAGACGCACATCCAGTCGGCCGAAGCGTTCTTCTCGCTGCTGAAGCGCAAAGTGTACGGCACCCATCACGCGATCAGCGAGCAGCACTTGCACCGGTATGTTGCGGAGGCCGAGTTCCTCTGGAACCATCGAGTTGCCATCGGCGTCGATGACACGGCGCGCGCTAATGCGGCCCTTAGGGGTATCGGGGGCAAGCGGCTGACCTACCGGCCAGCTCGTGAAGAAGGCTGAACCGCAACAGCCCAGGCCTGAACGCGCTCGTCAGAGGCGGTCGCGCTGGCGTGAAAGCACGAATCGTGATCGGAAATAGGCTGCGAGGCCCTGCATCAACGCGGCCATCGGCCGCGGCGTCACGGGGGGGATTGCGAGTCTGGCTATGGCGACGCCGTCGTACGTCGCATAGGCCAGCTTCCCGATGCGTGCCCGCGCGTCATCTGCGTCAGTTGCTTTGATCGCGAGTACCCAGTCCGCCCCGTCGTGGCGGTATGTGAACAGGTGCGTCTCGTAGTTGGTCATCTTCAACACCACCGAAAGGACCATCAAATGATGGCTTTCTGGCTGTACAGGGACCCCCGCGGCCATTGGCGCTGGACCCTGGAAGCCGCTAACGGCCGCAAAATCGCCAACTCTGGCGAGGGCTACCACAACTACGCCGACTGCATCCATGCCATCCGGCTCGTGCAGACGTCGTGGCGCGCGCCGATCTGTCGGCGATAGGACCAGAAGAACTCGAATGGTCGCCTACCACAGCTAATCCTTCGAGCCCTTCCTTGAAGATCGGGGGTCGCGCTTCGGCGCGGCCCCTTTCTTCAATTCGACCTGCTTCCTCGGCGGCGTCGAGAGCATCCGCTTGACGGTGCGACGGAACGCATCGTCGCTCTCGCGACGGGATTCATCCGTTGCTGTGTCGCGCTTGCTCTTCACACGTCAGCCCGAATCTGGATTCCTGTGAGTTGCCGCGTTGATTCGGCAACCAGTTTGCGTCTGTGCCACGGAAGTGGGGGCGTGGGCTGGTGCCCAGCCGGCGGCTATGGATCCCTGGCGGCGGGTTCGATTCCCGACGCCTCCACACTTCCGTGACTGGCTAATCTAGCAGGCGCCTGCGCGCGAGATACCCACGGACATTGCATGATCCGTAGTTAAGAGAAGGTTAGGCGGCATCGCCGCTTGCTTCGTGGCTCTCTGCCCACCAAAGACAACCCGCTTCGGTGAGCACACGTGCACATGAGCGCGATTCGCGACAGCGCGGAAGCCTCTAACCACATAAGGAAAGCTATATGTGTGGACGTGTTGCATTTAGATTCCAGTACGTCATATACATACATCCCCGCTGGCGCCTAGTGCTTGGCCGTCGACGTCGGCGCTGATCCTGCTGGCGGGATGATCTCGTCGACGAGGCGCCGGGCCGAGTGATCCTCGCAGATCTGATCCACGATCGAATGGGCCAGGCACTCCGGCATCACGGCACAGAGTAGGTCGAGGGCCGCTCGGAGCAGGTAGTCGGCCTGGGCCATAGCGGCGATCCGGTGATCCTCGTCTGTCATGGGGCGCGAGCCTCCGCGATTGTCTCCCGGTGCATCCTAGCTAGCGCATCCGCGATTCGCACGGGATCCCCGACGCGGTGCACTACCTCGCGGCCATCCGCCTCGAGCAGCACAATCGCCAGGCCGTCCAGCTCGGCGACATCACCTAGCAGCGCCGCATGGGCTAGGGCCTGCTGGATCTCCCGTGATGCGCCAGGAGGCGCCGGCGTCGGCTCAGGAGCGCGACGGGCCGGAAATGGGATGATGTCAGCCATGGACCGTTCCCAAAGGCAAGGCCCGCGATCGAGGGATACTCGCGCGCGGGCCTGATTACTGCCGATGATAGTTATTTGATACACGAATCGTCGACGCATGTCAAACGTTTAGTTAATCCGCGCGTGCACGGTCATCAGTCAGCGCGCTTGAATTGCGGGATACGGCGTGCTAGCTAGGGTGCATGAGCACCACCACCACTCCATCCGAGCGCCCGCGTGGGCCTGGCCGCCCGCCCAAAGGCGACAAAGTCATGCGCGTGATGTCCATGAGGCTCACCGAGGAGCAGATAGGCTGGCTCGAGAAGATGTCGGCCGACCTTGGCGACATCGGCATTAGGCCCGTCGTGCGAGTCCTCATCGACCACGCCCGCAAGCACGGATTAGCTAGGCCCGCCAAGCCCTTAGCCTAAAAAAATCGCGTGATCACGAAAATGTGATCGCTTTATCCTATTGCGAGATACGAAAATCATGCTATAATGATTCGCATAGACGGCAATGATCCGGCGCTGCGATGCCCCGGGGAGCCCATGGGAACCATGCGAAACCCAGCTAGCGGACCCACAATCGCCCTTAGTGGCGTGCGGCATCCGCGATACCAAATCCCTAGCTGCTCTGTTGGGCGACTCAACCAATGGAGGAAAGCATGACCATTCGATACGTCTCTCGCGAGGAGTTCGACGCAATCGTCAAGCGCAACCACGACGCCATCGCCCTGCGCAAGCGGGCGAAGTCGCCGAAGCTGACGCTGGCCGAGAAAGTCGAACTGATCCGGCAGGCCAAGGCCCTCGAAGCCTTGAACGAGTGATCATCCCCCGGCGGCCTTCAGGGGCCGCCCAACAGAGCGGCTAGGCTCTATCTCACCACCTCGCGCGGGGCTCTCAACCAACTCCGCATTAGAGGGTGCAAACCATGATTGAACTACTGGCAATCGCGGTCATCGTCGCCGCCATGTTCCTCGGGCCCATGATGGGGCTCATCTGGATACTGGAGCGCTTTGATCCGTGAGCCTGCCGGGACTCCCTAACGGGAGTCTCGCGCGAGATGGTGAGAGACTCATTAGGGCGCGGCCGTTTGGTGCGTGCCCTGTTTGGTAATTGCAAGGGAGCCCTTCGGAGGCAGCAGCAACCGAAGGGAGAATGACCATGGCGAACACCTGTAACGGGTGGACGAACTGGGCCACGTGGAACGTCGAGCTTTGGCTTGACAACGATGAGGGGCTGTATCGCGAGAAACAGCGCTTTATCCGCCGCTCTTATCGAGAGATCGATGGCGACGACGTGCGCCGGTTCTGCGTCGAGATCTTTCCGACCGGAACCCCAGACATGCGAGGACAGATCGAGATGGGCCCCGTCGATTGGGACCAGCTCGCCGAGCACTGGGACGACGAGCGGAAGGAATACGAGGCAGCATGAACCCTGAGGCTTGGCACGGGCAACCGTGCCCTGCCCTCGAAGGGCTCCCGTTTGTCACTTTGTCGAGTGACCCGGCTAAGCCGGTCAACCCACACAATGGGGCTGCACATGAGCGATTATGAAGCTCAGGCGCAAAAGTTCTTGGCAGAGCACGGCCTTACCTTCCGCGCCGCATACCAAGGCGGGAAGTGCGCGCCGTGGTGCGATGGTACTTGCCAGCACGGCGATTGCTACCGCGTCACGCTCAAGCGCGCAGGCGACGGGCGACGGTCTATCAGTTTCGACTTCTGGAACTCGATGGCCGCTCGCGAACGTGGTGAGCCCCTCCAGGCTTACGACGTGCTGGCGTGTATCTCATCGGACTACTACACGCCTGAGACGTTCGCCGATTTCTGCTCCGAATACGGCTATGATGAGGATAGCCGAAAGGCGGAGCGGTCATTCAGGGCCGCCGACAAGTTCGCGCGGAAGCTCCGGGCATTCTTCACCGAAGCCGAAGCCGAACAGCTCTCCGAGATCCGTTGACCTATTGGGCCCGCTCCGGCGGGCCCGTTTGTCCATTTAGGACGGTAGAAAGGACCACAACCATGCAGCATTACGTCATCATTGATCATCACTCCGGCTTCGTCTGGGGCGAGACCGACGCACGCGATCCCATCTCCGCATGCGCCATCATCGACCGGGAGATCAGCCCGGGCATCGAGCGGGAATACGAGACCGGTCGCATCAATCGCGACGGCTATCACGTATTCATCGCCGGTCCCGGCTGGACACCCGTTGACGACGGCCAGAGCGCTGACGAGATCGCCCGCGTCGAGAAGCTCGAGAAGGTGGCCGAGGTGTTGGTCAAGACCATCACCGACTAGCATTCGGCGGGCTCCGGCCCGCCCCTTTGTCCCTTTTGACGAGTGAGGTTCCGCCATGCTCCTGCTTGACCGTATCTTGCAGTGGACGGAAAAAACCAGGGGCATCATTCCCCAAGCGAAGCCGCTCAATACGGCGGTTCGGTTCTGGCTGGACCAGTCCGCTCAAAGGTTTGTGGATATGGTATCGGTCGATCGCGAGCGCCTCGTCTCCGCCGCTCCCGTGTTGTTCTGGCCCGCAGCTCACTGCTGGATCGAGTGGCGCGGCAGTGACGGCCATGCTTACGGCGTGCGGTTCATCGGCGCCAATGCCGACGATGAAGTCCACGTGGGGTCTATGAACTTATGGCTATGGCCGAAGGACGCAGACCGCCCTGGAGCATTTGGCCTCGGGCGCTGCGACCTGCAGCGTCGGGCCCACCCCATCGAAATCATGAACGTAGGGTCTGACGATTTGCCTCAGTCGCTTGCGCTCGTGAGGCGGTTCACGCAACCCACGGCGCTCGAGCAATCGGAGGACGACGCGAAGACATCCGCGACCATTCTTGCCGTGCTGTCTCTCCTGAACAGTCCGCGCATCGTGAAAATCACGGACATCTCGAAGGTTAAGATCAATAATCGGCGCCTTCGGGGCGGCAAGTTCCCGCTGTTGTCGTTCCGCGAGGTGAGAATTGACCTGTCTAAGCCGGACATCTCCGCTCTCAAGCTCGACTCTGACGGCACCCGTCGGCCGCTGCATTTCGTGCGGGCGCACCTGCGACTACGCTTAGGGTCGTGGGAGGTTGTCAAGCCGCACTGGCGCGGGGATCCGTCAATCGGGATGCGTAATCCCGCCTACAAGCTGACGAGCACATGATTTGGGCCGGTCCCCGGCCCGTTTGTCCCTTTTCCAAATACCGCTGCCGTGGTGGCAGTGGCAAGCTCGGCGAGTGTTTGCGGCACCCGCCGGGCTCATCTAGGGGCCCTCCTCCGGTCAACAGAGGAGGTGTTGCGCAATGCAGTCTAACCGCATCGTGGGGGCCTTGTCCATCGTCGTGGGCATCCTCCTCGTCGGCATCGGCGCCTGGCTCAACGCCAGCGAAGTTGCCAAACATGAACCTGCAGGCTTCTCATCTCCGGTCGTGGTGATGGTCGTCGGCCTCGCGTTCGGGTCCGCCCTCGCAGCCGTCATCATCCCGACCGCGTGGCGCCAGGGCTCTCGGGCTCTCGCCATGCTCGTCTTGATCGGAACCGTGGCCGGCGAGGCTTACGGATTCGTCCTGACGATGGAAAGAGTCATGATGGCGCGCGACGTTCGCGCCATTGCCGCCGTTAGCTCCAATGAGCCACGCGAGATTGCGAGAAATCGCGTCAAGCGGGCCCTCGCCGAGGTGACCCAAGCCTCGATGATGGCCACGTCGGCGCGCTCCGATAAGAAGTGCGACTCCTCTTGTCGGGCGCGTGAGGCCGAGGCCGAATTGGCGGCGCGAAAGCGCCTCGAGGAAGCCGAAGGCGAGCTTGCAAAGACATTGCCGCCGGGCATGATCCGCCCCGTTGCCGAGACGCTCGGGGTGTCGGCGGCATACGTCGAACTGATCCCTGCGCTGGCCGCTCCGCTGGCGCTGCTGCTCCTGGGCCTCACGATGATTGCGTTCGGGTGCGACCCCGGCGGCAAGCGGCGTGAGGTGATGCCGACCCCCCCCGTCGGCCGTCCTGATCGCGAGGAATCCCTCGCCTGGATCCGGGAGGAGACGAGACGCAACAACGGGGTGCCTCCCCGATTTACCGTCGTCCGTGATCAGCTTGGCTTACCCAAGGCCACGGCCCATCGCTACCTGCGCAAGGCGACGGGCGAGTAATGCCAGAAACCCCGCTCCCGGTCGCACGGGCGCGGGGTTTTTGTGTTTGTTGGCTCACGTTCCGATCACGGCATGAATGGCGTTGATGGCGTGAGGAGGGGAGCAATCGTTGCTGTCCTCCCACTCGATCGCCTTCATCGCTGCCGCAACAACACGCAGGTGCGCCGCGAACCCGAGCCGCACTAGGCAATCGGCTTCGCCTGTCTTCCTGCCCTCTATCGTCTCGCCGCGTTCGAGCGCCTCGGCGAACCGTTCTACGCGCTCGTAGGCATACTCATATGATCCACCGCTCATTGCCTGCCATCCTTATCGTTCGGCCTTAGTCCGACCGCAGCATAAGCTGTGGCGCCTGCCGGACTTCGCAGATCGTTTCCCGGACTCCTCACGTGCGGGGGCCGGAGTGAGGCTCCGGTGGGCCCGCCGCGCGAACCTCTCCTTTCGCTTCATGCCGTGGCGAACAGGTCGCGCGTCATCTCGCACGCCTGCGGTCGCCCGTGGTTCATCCCATCAAGGCTCCTCGCCTTGCAGTAGGCGCAGCCTGTGTCCCGGCCAAAGTTCTGCGCAACGTTCGTGCTGTCGGCCGACGCCAGCGGGTACGCGCGCACCTGTCCGAGCATCCGCAGGCCATGCAGCCAGGGAAGGCGCCCTCGCCGCGCGAGAAAGTTGAACGCCTCGTCCATCCGCCGCTCCCACGATGGGGAGCCGATCTGCCAATATGCGCCCGCCGACCCGAGGCACAGCGCGCCCCACTCGTCGGCAAGCTCGGCCAGGTAGTCGAGCGGCTGGTCGAGGTGCCAGACGGGCCAGCTCAGCGCGCGCGGGAACGGCCACCGCGCAACCATCTCCCGCTGAACTTCCACGTCGCCGCCGATCTTGTCGAGCACGACCGCGCGGTGCGGATGGTAGAGCCGGGGTTCGAGCCAAGCGAACAGCGCCGCCTCGTCAACCTCTGCGCCCTTCGTGTAAGCGGAGAATGCACCGTTGTCCCACAGCACGCTTTGCCCAATCGCCTCGCACACGTCGGCATTGTCAGGCCGGTAGAAGCTGACGCAGAAATGCTCACCAGACATCCGCGCGAGCTGGGCGGCAGGAGTGATCGGCGTGCCGTGGTAGTGGATCGTCAAGGGGCGCTCACCGTCGTCTTGACCCCGGAGTGGTAGCCGACCGTCACAACCCTGCAGCGGAGTTCGCGCGCGAGTTCCGCCGTGATCACCTCCTGATATGCCTTCTCCGTCGCCCATCGCCCGATCGCCTTGAGGATGTCCTCGCACCGGATCGTGTCGTCGCTCTCAAATGTCGCTTCGTAGAGGTCAGGCTTGTCGTCGACCGGGCAGGCCGCGACGATCCGCGTCTCATACTTGCAGAGCATCGTGCCCCTCCTATTTCTGCAATGTGTACTTACTGCCAATTGGCACACGACCCGATCCGCCGCAAGTATTGCAGTTAGTAAGGGTTAGCTTCAACGGGGCAGGGGCTACCTCCCGAGACAAGCCCGGGTCCCCCGGCCACACGGTGACGGCTACCTTCCCTTCACCACTACAGTCGGGGCATTGGGAAAGCTCTTTGTACAACCGGACATAGAAATCGACGCCATTGTCAGCCATGTGATCTGCTCCTTTGTCACTGCGCGTCGTGAATGGCGACAAAGCGAGTAAACGTTCGTCGCATGTCTAGTTCTATGCCTGTCAGCGCCATCCACTCTTGGAGCATGGCAGTCCCGTCCTGTGCGTCCTCGTCAAACGTTCGGCGCTCTCGTTGCACGAAGCACCACGCGAGGAACGCCTGCTCATCGACGGAGAGTTCAAGGGTGTCAGTCGCCATCATCGTCTCCTATTTCTTCCGCTTCGCACGTCCGACCACTCGGACGTAGATGGTCTGTGTCGTCACGCCGAAACGCCGCGCGATCTCGCGCACGCTCATGCCCTTCGCACGCCACGCCATGCCTTGCTTGACCTGCTCCGGCGACAGCGCGCGGGGAGCCCCCACCTTACCGCCGCGCTCGATGTGTGCCTTGAGCCCGGCGATTGATCTCTCGCGCGCCGTCTCGCGCTCGAACTGCGCCATGGAAGCGGTGACGTTCAGGAGCATCCGACCCGCTGGCGTTGTCGTGTCGATGCTGTCCGTGATGGATTTGAAGCCGATGCCGCGCTTCTCGAGATCCTCGATCTTGCGCAGCAGGTCGAGTGTCGATCGGCCGAACCTGTCGAGCTTCCACACGACCAGGGTGTCGCCCCTGCGCGCATCGCGCAGAGCCAGTTCCAAGGCTGGGCGCCGCGTCGAGACGCCCGACACTTTCTCTGCGTGGATGTTCTCTCTCGCGACCCCGGCCTTGAGTAGCGCCTCGACCTGCATGGTGAGGTTTTGATCCTGGGTGGAAACTCGCGCATAGCCTATCAAACGGCCCTTACCTGATTCGGGCGATGCCTGCGGCTGTCGTGATTGTCGAACGCTCATGTGGATAATTATTAGATAGCTTCGTTGACAGGTCAAGCATCATTCGCTATGTTGGTGTGGACATTCCGGCTTCGTCTAGCGGTAGGACACGGGGCTTTGGACTCCGGAACCGTGGTTCGAGTCCACGAGCCGGAGCCAAAAAGAGAAGGACCAGGACTGATGAGCGATGCCGAGTTGAGTCTGATCGACGAGCGCGACTACGCGGAAGGCTGGGCCGACACGCTTGCTTATGCCATTGCCGATTACTTCAGCGTCGACATTGGGGAGCACAGCAACCTGAACAAGCCGTGGCAAAACGCGGTCGCGTGGATCGATCGGCCATGGCGTGGGATCGAGACCGCGCCAAAGGATGGCACGCACATCCTAGTGCGCAGCGAGGGTTCGCCCCAACAGCCCCCGACGACGGCTCACTGGTTCGATTGCGGCTGGCACCTCAGTGTCAACGCGCTCGGCGAGCACAGCGAACACGGCATGCAGTCTATATCGCACTGGATGCCGCTTCCGCCTACAGACTGAACCTTGCAGCGAAAGGCCAGGACCGATGCTGAACTGCTCCTGCTGTGGTCGCTTCATGCGGGTCGAGCCAGGAGCCGCGTGGCGGATGGTCTACAGCGGTTGGCCTCCGACCCCGGATCATGAAATCTACATGTGCAAGCGCTGCGTTAAGAAGTTCGGCGCGTTCACGCCGCAACACGGCATCAAGCCGGAAGCGTCGTGCGGCGTGTTCAAACCGAAGTAAGCGAAAGGCCAGGAAGGTTGTGCGAGGCGGCGGCGTGGAAAATCGTAGACACGCGCGGGGCCGAAAGGGTGGTACGGGTTCGCAGGACCGTGGGTAACCACGTGGGGGTTCGACTCCCCTCTCCCGCCTGCAACAGCCGGGGTAACGACCGGCCCGCCTCGCACAACCTTCTGCGGCATGAAGCGAAAGGCCAGGACCGATGCACACAGTGTGGAAGCCAATTGGCAGCGCACCGCGAGACGGGACGGCCGTTCGCGTCAAGCGAGTGCACAGCGGCTCCGTCATCTATGATGGGCCTGCGTCTTGGGAGAGGTTCCAGACAACCGAGATGCGCGACCCGATAACGAAGCTCGTGTTCGACCCCGGCGGGGAAGAAATGGCGTGGGTATACCCAGCCGGCCACCCCGAGAGGGGCTACCGAGTGCCAAACCCGACACATTGGGCGCCGGGCCAGCGGCAGAAGTAAGCGAAGGACCACGCTCGCTGCGTGGCGCGATGAGGCGGACATGACAAAGCCGGTTACGGTTGCAACCTACAGGGGCCATCAACGCGCCGTCCGCGACGCCCTTGCAGCCGTTGCGAAGGCTCGAACGGATGGCCTTGCAAAGATCGCGTCTCGCGACAGAAAGCGCATAGATAGAGAGGATGCGTGCAGCGCGTACGCGGAGTCTCGCTTTTGGTTGCGAACCTACCGAGAGCGCTTGGCGGCGGTTCATCCCGAGAAGAATTGCCACCTCTCGCCGGCTGCCAAAGCCCGGCACGATGCGCGCCACGAATGACCGACCAAGGAAGCGAAAGGCCGCGCTCGCTGCGTGGTCGCTACTAGGAGTGCTAACGTGGACCGCAATGAAATCCTCGGCGAGTTCGAACACACGCTTGAGGACGCGCTAGCCGTGTCGCTTAAGCGCATCATGGCGCAGAACGGGGCACCACAGAGGAGGGATTACGTGGACATGGACATATTCCATGTCCACGCCAGACAATGGGACGACGCGCTAAAAGTGCTGCGGGCCTACGACGCACGGATGTCGGCTTCTCAGTAGTTTCAACCCATGCAGCGAAAGGCCAGGACCGTGACCCCACGCGAATACTGGACGGAGTGCGTTTCGTCCGCCCTTGAAGAGGCCGGCATTGGCGCAACAGAAGACCAGATTGCATCTGTCGCGGATGCGGTGGCCGCCGGCCATGAGTGTTTCGGGATGGCATTTGGCCACGACGTGGCGTCATCAAACTTGGCCGCGCGATCTGCCCGAGAGCGAGATGAAGGCGCTAGGCAACTTGAACTAGAGAAGCAAAAGGTGGGTTGCCCAGAGTGTCGTGGGGCTGGGCGAAACAAGTACACCTTAGGCATGCTCGCCGTGAATGCTCACTGCAGTAGGTGCAATGGGACCGGGAAGGTTCACCCGTAGGAAGCGAAAGGCCAGGAGACTTGCAGAGGAGAGCCGGGGAGAATGCAGCCACCCTCGGCGCTGGCGCGGCGAACGCGGATCGGGAAGTAACGGTGGACCCTGCATATGGCGAACCGGCAGACATCATCGACGTGGGCACGAGAGCCCACTATCAGCGATGCTGGATCAACGCCCCCGGCCCGCGCCACTCCTCTACAGGTCTCCACGAAGCGAAAGGCCAGGATCATGGGCGAGTGGCAACCGATCAAGACAGCGCCTCGCGATGGCTCGTGGGTGTTACTTTGGTCTGATCACAATGACGGCCGCTGCCGTGTGAGTGTGCGGCAGTGGCGAAAAGGTGTGGGGAAGGGCGACCCGTTCGCGTGGTATGACCATCTTGCCACGCAAAGCCCCACGCTGAGCCCAACGTACTGGATGTGGCTGCCGCCTTCCCCGAAACAATGAAGCGAAAGGCCAGGACCGATGCGTGGCGCAGACATGGACAACCTACAGCACGCACTAGGCGCCATCGTTAGGCACCTCGATCTGCTTGGCTGGCACGTCAAGCAATTGCGCGAGACCGGAAGCGGCACCGTTGCCGAGGAAGTCGATGGCGGCCGTAAAGGAAGCAGTTGCCGAGCTTGGCGACGACAATGCGGACGGTGACGAGCCGTGCCACGGGCCGCAAGATACGACGTGTGCCTCATGCGGACTCGGACGATAATCAGCGAAAGACCCGCCATGCTGCTCTACATGTGTGACGGTTGCGCTGAGCAAGACGAGGGCGTCGGCCATGACACTCCCGACCACCTTCGGGTGTGTGGTGATGAGTGGCTGTGCGAGGGATGCTACGACGACCGGACGCAGGCTAGCGCACCGAGGTGGTTCAGCCTGCCGAGGATCACGCGGGCAGATGCCGCCAAGAGGATTAAGTTGCCGGAGACGACGCCGCTGCGTGAAGTCCAATTCAAACCTGAGGCTGGCGGGCACGCCGGCAAGTGCCCTGATTGCGGTGTGTCGTTCTGGACCACGGGACAGCCTGGGACCGCCACCGGACATGCTACAAAATGCGAGTGCGGAGCGTCGTGGCGCTCAACGTGGTATCGCGTCGGCCAGCCAGCGGTGAAAGTGGACCCCGCAGCAGTTTAGCATCCCCGAGGGGGAGAAAGGCCAAGACCGATGCAGTCCCGCCCCACTTAACGATGAGAAAGAGCGACCGATCTACTGGTCCCGAAGCCGACCGGCCTTAGCCGGAGCCACAACGCGCTTCTTCTTGGACTTGATGATCTGGATGCGGCGTGAGGCCGCAACCTTCTTTGATCGGCCCCAATTCTTGGCTGTGATCAACTTGCTCACGGCGCATACCCGATTGTAGCAGGCCCATCGTGCCGGTGATCCCAGATGTACCAGGCATGATTGTAGCTCGGTGATGCCTTGGGCTTTCCGGTAACCTCGTCCACGAACCATACGATGCGCTTCATGAGGACGAGCTTGCGAGCGAAGGCCGGACAGTCGCGGAACAAATACGTCCGACACGCGGCGTGGTCGTAATCGGTTCGCAGGAGCATCGCCACCTGCCCCCGCGCCGGGGCCATAAGCTCGATGGCGTGCCGAATGAAGTCGGCGCTGTTCGTATAGGGGGGATTGGTGATGATGGCGCTCACCCCTCGAGGCGCAAAATCACACGCTCTGAAGTCGAGATCTCCTCGAACGTCGGTGGCGACGACAGGGAACTTGTCTTTCAGGACGCTCGCGACTTGGCCGTTCCCGCAGGCCGGCTCCCAGACCGGCCCACGGAACGGATACCCGCTGTCGAGCAGCGCCTTCGTCACCCACTCGGGCGTGTAGTAGGCGTCATACTCTTTGCGGGCGTACCCACTATTCCGCTGACTCACGGCGCCATCCCGGGAACCTGGAAGCGGTAGGACAGCCGCGCCGAGACGGCGTGCATATCCGGCTCCATGTTGAGATCCAGAATGCCGGGAATGATGTTCGCCGACTCCACGTCGAAGCGTGAGTAGCGATACTCGCCGGTCAGGAACAGGCCGTTGCCAAGCGCCATCTCCATGCCGCCTCCGAACACCATGCCGGAGAAGTCAAAGACGGAGAGCGACGTTGCCGCCAGCGGGATGTTGACACCCGACGTCTGCATCTGCGTGTACCCGACGAGGCCGTAGAGCAGGACGTTGTTCACCACGACGCCAGCTCGGCCGCCGATGGCCCACGTCGAGTCGATGGACATGGTCGCAAGAGGGCCGCCGATCAGGCCGCTTGAGATCGACCACTCCTGATTGTGCCAGTCGTAGGATCCCCACGCGCCGACGACGAACTGCTTGGTGATCTGGATGTCGCAGCCGATCTGACCGCCGAACTGGGCGCCGTTGGAGCCGAGTCCGTCGATGCCGAGGATGGACGGCCCGCCTGCAATGTCGATCGAGGCGTTGTTGGTGGTCGAGGCCATGCCGACGGCGACACCAGCGTAGCAGCCGGTCCAATTGGGAGCGTCAGCAGCAGCGTTGCCGGTCAAGGCGAGGAGTGTCGCGCCCGCGATCAGGAATCTCTTCATGGTGGTTCCCTGTGTGGTTAGGAGTCTCTCAGTGGTTGGACGCACACTCAGCGTGACATGCGGCGCTCGACGCGCTCGTTCGCCTCGCTGTTGACCAGTTCCCAATACAGACGATTCGCGTCTTCGGCCATGATCTTGAGGTCGTTTGCCTCACGCCTGGCGTCGTGCATCTTGCGCAGGTAGTCGCGGTATTGCGAAGAAGTCACAGCGATGCGCTCCGCCTTGGCTTCGCTCATCTGCTCGTTGCCCGCCTTGAGGCGAGAAACCGCATCGCCTAAGAATAGCTTCTTGCCGCTCTCCAAGCGCGAGGCTCGGTCCTCTGCGGCCGACCATTCTAGGGAGGCAAGCCGCCACTGTTCGCGCACATGATCGCGGTTGCGATTGTCGATCGGTAGCGGCTTGACCGAGGCTGTCATCTGCGCTCCACCGTTCCGTCCATTCTCTTGCGGAACCCGCTTCGCTTGCTGCCCATCATCGGCCGCTTGCTGCGCTTGATGCCAAGCCGCTTTGCGTAGACGCGCCGACCCTTGCTGATGATCTTAACATCCTCGGCAGTCTTGGGTTTGTGGCACTCCCAATGCACGGGAGCCAGATTCGATGCGTCATCTTTCCCGCCGAGAGCCCACGGAACGACGTGTTCGGCCTCCCATGTGGCAATTTCGACGTCGAACTCTCTCTTGCATAGGTGGCAGACCATGTAGAACCTGCCTTTTCGACACACAGCATGAGTGTCGAAGCAGATCTTGCGAGCCTTGGTCGAGTTTCTCAACTCACCCATGCACGGTCCTCTCTGGCTGCTTGTTCCACTTACGGAACTCGCCCTGCCCGGCAGGAACGATGTGAACATCGAGACCGACAGACACTGCGATCTTGAGAAGCGTGTCGACGCGCGGGAACCGTACCCCGCCGCGCTCCTTCGTTCGACACCACCTCGAGATCGTGATCGCCGACACGCCGCTCTTTCGCGACGCCTCGGCGAAGCTCATTTCCCTGATCGCGCGAAGCACCTCGAACATCAACCGCGCCTTGATCTGGCTGGCCTTACACTCTACGCTCTTCATGGACTGTACTCTCCCTACTGTCCGCTTACGTGACCGCAACTTCTGCCGTCACCTCTTCACCTTAGCAGATGCCTTGTCCGGTTTCTTGTCCGGCACGCGATCGCCCGGGAAGTCGTCGAAGTTCGGGATCTCGTCGATGGGGCCCGTCGGCACGTCAGGGATGCCGTACTGCGACGCCTTGCCGGTGAGATCTCGGTGCAGGGAATCGTAGCCCTGTTGCAACTCTTCAAGTGGCATGAGGCGCTCGATCTCGGTGCGAGAGACTGTATGGAAGTGCGCCTTCACAAGCTCGGCGCGGCGCGCCTTGGTCTCTGCGTTCTGGCCGGAGAGCTGGTGCTCGGCAAGGAGCGCGTCGATCTGGTCGATCACGATCTGGCGGCGGATGCTGCGCAGATCGGAATGCACCGGCTCGTCTTCCTCCGGGATGATGTCCTCCGAGTTGCGCGTCGTATCCACGGCTTCGTGCTTGCCGCCGAGAGCCAAGAACTCGATGTGCGGCAGGAACGTCTTGAACGTCGGGTTCGGGAAGCGCTTGCCGTCGAGTTTCTGTGAACGATCCTTCAAGATCGTCGCCGTTCGCGTGACGACGTGCGTCTGGAGATCGAGTTCTCGCTCCATCCACACCAGCATGTTCGGCTCGTAGCCGAGGTTCTTCTCAGCCTGCATCTTCACGCCGGACTTCACGATCTGTTTCTTGCCGCGATCGTCCGCTTCCTGGTCGTACTCGAATCCGAGCCGACCGCAGAGAACGCAATGGACGTTGGAGTTGACGAACCGATCCGAGAACTGGCGCCACATCTTCTTGAGAACGGCCCAGTCCTGAAACTGAAGGTCGTTCCTCTTACGCTGCGCCTTGTAACTGTCCTGCAAATCTTCCCAGAAGTGGGTGATGCTGTCGATCAGGAGGGCGCTCGCGTTCTTCTCGGCATCGTTGACGGCCGCCACGAGATCCTTGAAGGCGCGCGTCTTTGCAACGTGAAGGGGAATGCCCGCCTTGTCGAACATGGGCTTCACCCATGCAGAACCTTGCTCAGTATCCAAGAAATACACGGGCTTGTCGGCGCCCGCGATCTTCTTCGTCTTGAGATATTGGATGAGGCCGATCGTGAACAGCACGGCAGAATGGGTGTTATGGGTGACAATGAAGTCGTCGGTGATGTACGTCCGGTCTGGCGACGTCACCGCAATGCACCGGCACACTTCCTCCCCCGCCGGTTCAATCAGGGAGATCATCTTTTGATTGTTGGCGGGATACTTACCCTGCCTAATCGAACCTTGCTGCTTGCGCGGGAGGTTGAAGAGTTCGCGCGGATCGTCCGCTCGAACGATCACTCTATAGTAGCCACCATGCCCCTTCGGCTTCCGCTCTGCTAGGTCTGCCTCCCGCAGCATAGTTACCACAGACGCCTCTGTGGAACCGATTTTATCCGCAATTTCCGAAACCGAACTTACGCCTGACGCTCGCAAGTCGAGTGCTCGCTCAATCTTAGGCGCCGCCCTGGTCGTCACCGTAACTAGGTAGCCAAGTGATCTTGCTACCTCGGCAGCGCTAACTGCGAGCCGCTCCGACTTGACAGTGAAGTCGACATAGCCACGGTTGCGGTGCCCATCTGTGTCGAAAAGCCCCCGCAAGAGTTCATACCTATCGTCTACTGTTGCCCGAAGGTACTCCTCCGGGATGAATTTATCTCCGCTATTGCAGCCCTTTAAGCCAAGCGCGGCTATTTTTTCCATCGCTCCACGCACATAGTAGTCGTACTTGCTACACTTCAGCTTGGTGAACTTGATACCTGGCTCAAGATCTTCCATTCTCTCAATGATGGACGGGTCTCCTGTCGAGAACTTGACGCCCCGCTCAGTGAACCCTCCATCTCCCAAAAGTGCCCCAAGAACATACGGATGCATTGGCAGGGCCGGAGCGCTGGCGTACTCAACTTGACCGCATACGGGGATGCGCAACCGTTTTGTCCCAGTCGCCCACCTATCTTTCTCAAGTTCCATAATTTCCTTAAGTGGGAGCACACTCCACCGCGCTCTGCGCCCACGGTCAACAACGCCAGCCTGCCGCACAACCCAGAGATGTTCGTCACAGCAAAGCGTGCTCGTCTTGTCGGAAAAGGTGATTCTGAAAACGGGCTTGCGCCCTTGAGGGTATACGCCAACCACCTTGCACGGCATGCCGTCCCCGCCGATGACGTAGTCGCCAACCTTGAGCGACCCCATACGACGGAACCCTGTCGGCGTGAGAACCTTGCAATCAACAGGTTGCGCTTTCCCGGCACCTGCCTCGCCCATGAAGCCGAGCTTGGCAAAGGCAATGCTGTTCTCGGCCGGTTTGAAAAGGCTCATTCATTCCCCCTGGCAATCGGCCGGGATGTTCCGCAGCTCCGACGCCAGTACCTCACGAGCAAACGCTGGTCCCCGGATTGCGACCAGTTTGCGGCGACACATCTCCGCCATCTCTCTCAGATCCCGATCCATGCGCTGATCCTCGTCCAAAGGCGAGGCGTTACGCAGTCGCTGAACGGGAGTTATCCCCAAGTTGACGATCTTCCCCATGCCACCCCCTCATCAGTCCGCAACCCGACGCCACCCTTCCGGCGAATACTCACGCTGACGACGCACCTCGTAGATGCCCTTCCCGAACATGATCGGCTCGTGCGTGTCGTGCGGGCGGAGGTGCTCAAGCCGTGTCGGCCGGTTGACCTTAAGCCATGCCACAAGCGGGTTGTCGTCGTCGGAGAACATCTCGACGGCGGGGATGCCCTTACGCTTGTCGAGCACCATCACATGGTCGTGGCCGGTCTCCGAATGGGCGACGACAACCTTTCCGTCCGTAACCGTGACAGCCTTCGCGTTAGCCGGAACGGCTTCAACGCGACGGAACAACACGTCGCCCTGCGCGCACACGTTATTGAACTTCTTCATGTCCTTACCTCCGGGGTAGTGAATGCCTTGGCATCAAGGCCCCACGTCCAAGCCTGAGCTTCGATTGCTGTTTTCATGTTGCGCGGAACTGGCAGTGCAAACTCCCGCCCAGTGCCGCACTGAACGCGAAGGAACCGCTCCCTCCCGCTCCCAGGTAGAGCGACCTCAACAAGCTCACCCACCTGCGGATTGTCGTGCCTGTTAATCGTCTTGGCGTTGAGTTCCGCCAGAATGCGGTGCCACCCAAGCATCTCACACGCGGCGCGACGCTGCTCGACGTTAGCCAGCGTTAACGCTTCTGACGGCGTCGGCTTCGCCTTTTCGAACCAAGACGCCGGGACAGAAACTCCGCGCCATGAATACAGTTTGAACGTATCGCCGTAGTCGACTGCAGGCCCGGTCTCACAGTGCAGTCGGCCAGCGTCATCCCGTCGAATTGCCGAGGGCCTCTCGCAAATCATAACAAAATTCTTGTTGGGCCAGTAGTAGCCAGCGGCTGCGCACAACCGCCGCTCAGCCCTAATTGCCACGAACGACGGATGATCTACTCCCAATGCCATTATGGCTTCAACGAACGCTGACCATGCAATCCACATTTGACCACCGCGCCAATCGTGCCAGAACAACTTGGAGTCCACGGCGGAGTCCACGGCGGAGTCCACGGCGGAGTACACGGCGGAGTACACGGCGGAGTACACGGCGGAGTACACGGCGGAGTCCACGGCGGAGTACACGGCGGAGTCCACGGCGGAGTCCACGGCGGAGTACACGGCGGAGTCCACGGCGGCCTTCCTAGAACCACCAATGGCTAAAGCCGCAAGGGGTGCGGCCAATGCGCCAACGATAGGCGACGGCACCCACACAACAGGCACGTCACCATTTAGGCCGGAGCACCTGTAGATGGTGCGTATTGATTCTTCAGCGACCACCCTGTCTGCCGGCTCGCACCGCAACCCGTCCGCAATTGCGGACTTGACGATGCTCGGAAATACTATTTCCATGGCGCGCTTGGGTATCGAAGTGATTTGTTTCATCCCCCATCGTCAACCACACATTGACTCGACCTGTCAACCAAATCTTTACGCTTGTGGAGAATCAGTGCCAAGGTTAGGTTGACATCAAGGCAGTGCTGGTGCAAGGAAAGCTGCATGAGCACGACCGCCGACCGCCCGCCTCCGCTGAAGAAGCTGTTCAAGGCCATCCGGCCGAGTGAACTGGCGCGTAAGCTCAGTGTATCCAGGGCTGCCGTGTATGCGTGGACAGAGGTTCCGCTCAAGCGGATCGCCGATGTCGAGCGGGCGAGCGGCATCCCGCGAGAAGATCTGAGGCCCGACGTCTTCGTCCGCAGGAAGTCCCGTGTCCGCACGTCGCCGCGTTCCCCGTTGCGCGTGCTCTAAGTTCATCCCGCCTAACATCATTCTGGTGCAGTAAAACGCCGGGGGCGCCCGGCGAATGAGAGGGTGTGCCATGACGTTCTGGACTGATGAAACGATTCAACGGGTCGTGTCACTGTATCGCGACGACAAGAAGCCGATACGGGCCATTGCCCGGGAAGTCGGCGCAACTCCGGGGATGATCAGCGGCAAACTCGATCGGCTCAACCAGAAGCGCAACTTCTGTCCCGACATGTTGAGGGAGCGCAACAGGCAGGAGACGAAAGCCAAGCGAAAACAGGCGCCTGTGGTTGCTCCTGCACCAACCAAGCCGAAATTCGTGCCGCCTTCCTACGATCTTCCTCTGCCACGAATCAACGATGTGGCACGCAAGGCGCTGATCGAACTCGAAAATGGCGATTGTAAGTGGCCAATCGGGGATCCTCGCGATAGCGCGTTCGGTTTCTGCGCTCTGCCGGCGGCGCCCGACCATCACTATTGCGAGCACCACCGCCGGAGATCTGTGGAGCCCAAGAATGACACCAGCAACACGTAGGCTGGGGAGCTACCTGCTCGCCATTGGCCTCATGGTCGGCGGCGCCGCCGCACTCGCCATCACTCTCAAGATCAACTACCACTTTGGATCCGGCCTCGCCGTCACCGAGCAGGGCGCCCAGCTTCAGGGCTGGTCCTCGCTCGTCGTCGATGTGATGGCCGCCCTGCTCGCCATCGCCACGGGCGCGCTGATGCGCTTGAAGCATCGGTGGATGGGGATGGGGGCGCTGATCCTCACCGTCGCGTTCGGCGCCTACAGCCTCACCAGCGCCGTCGGGTTCGGAGCAGCCGAGCGACTCTCCCTCGCCGAGAGCAGGAGGGTCGCAGTCGCCGACGCCAAGGCCAATGCGCAGACCGCCGAGAAGGCGCGCATCGCCTATGTCGAGTGGTTGAAGCGCACGGCGACGAGCCGTCCCAGGGACGCCAAGAGCCTCCTCGAGGTCACGTCGGCCGAGATCGACAAGTTGTCTCATACCAAGGCCGCCGCAGTGCCGAGCCTCCTTCCCGACGCACAGGCTGCCGCTTTCGCGCACCTCACCTCCATCGACCAGGAGCGTATCCAGCTCTGGCTGGTGGTGGCGCTGGCGACGCTGCTGGTAACGGCGAAGGTCGTCGGGTTCTCGTTCGGCGCCTACCTCTGGCCGTCGGCACCGGCACCGTCGCCCGCTCCCATCTCTCAGAAGACGGCTCCGGCGACGCCTGCCGAGACCAAGATGGTCGACATGGCTGGCGAGCGGCACCGCAGGGTGGTGGCCAGGTTCCTCGCCGAGGAGACCAAGCCGACGACCAACGGCAAGCTCACGTCCACCGACGTCTACAATGCGTTCCGTCGCTGGGTGGCGGCCGAGAACATCTCTGGTGCACCGACGCAGACCATGTTCGGGCGCATCTGCGGCGAGCTTGGCGTCCCGCGCACGCACTCTGGGGGCGTGATCCGCTACCCCTCGATTGCGATCGACGGCGTGAGGAAGGACATGCCTGCCGTCAAGGCTGCCTGAGCCGGTGCGGGGGTGAAAGGGGCTGCGTACTCAGCCCTCCCGCCCGGCGGGTGTGGCGGAAATGTGATTGCGGTAACGAGTGAGATGGAGTATCGTTAACGGTTAGTTAGAAATGCGAAGAGCCTCCGGGTGCTGGACCGGAGGCTCCTCTGGGTTGGGTGCAAAGGGTCGGTGTCTTGGCGGACTGGACCCGTTTTTTTGATCGTGAATGACCCTGCGTTGCAGGGTTGAAGTTGTGCAACAGATGAAGGCTCAACCTCTTCATCTGACTTAGTTATCGCCGAGCCGGAGGGCTCACTGTTTCCGTCAACTAGGCGGTACATACATATGCGCACGCGCAAGAAGAGTCAACAGGTTTCCCCCGTATTCCCGCAAGCCTACTGGGACGCAGCCGTCAAGTTCCGAATCGGCTACATGAGCCGCGCTGGCGGGAACTCGGTCGAAGACCTGAAGAGCCTGTTCCGCGCACAAGAGGCGGCGGGGCTTCTCACCATCCTGCACATGGACGACGAGGTCATGCTGGCTTGCTGGCATGACGCGAAGATCGCCCGCGCCGTCTCCAACCCTGTCGCACAGAGGGTTGTCCAATGAGCTATCGACACAACGGCGGTCCCTCCCTGGAAGCTCCGGCTGGCTTCGATAAGATCGGCTGGGTCGCTATCCACCGTTCAATTCGTGACCATTGGCTGGTCGGTTTCGGCAAGCCGGTTGCTCCGGCTGACCCCTCTCGCGGCGCTCACTCGCAGCATGAGGCGTTCGGTGATCTGATCATGAACTGCCAGTACAACTCTGGAGTCGTGGTCAACAACGGACGCAAGATGAGGATCGAGCCCGGGCAGTTGCTGGGCGGCGTGGCATGGCTCGCCGCGCGCTGGAACTGGACGTCGAAGAAGGTCCGCTGGTTCCTCGATAACCTCGAAGCCGACGGCATGATCAGCCGCTCTACGCCCGACGAAAAGGGCCGCTCCAACGGCACCTTCAAGGGCAACCAGAAGATGGTCATAACCCTTTGCAATTACAGCAACTATCAGTTCCTCTCTGGCAGGGCGCAGGCGGCACTCACTGCAAGGGCGACCGACGGCTCCGGTCAAGCCATTGAAAATTCACATAATAACACGAGTTCCATCAGCAACGAGGGCGACCGAGGGGCGACCAAAAGGGCGACCAAAAGGGCGACCGATTGGGCGACCGACGACGACCGCTACGTTACTGAAAAGACTGATAAAAACACGAGTAGCATGAGCAACAACGGCGACCAACTGGGCAACCAACGGGGCGACCAAAAGGGCGACATTCTAATAAATATAAACAAAGATACACACACAGGCGCGCGCGCGTATACGCGCACACGCGAGGAGGCTCGCTTGGAAGAGGTTTCGCCACCGAAGGCGATGGTCAACTCCGATGGCAGCTTCGACGGCGTCTCGATCGAACTCACCGCCGAAGAGCACGCCGCTTGGCGAGATCGGTTCGAAGCGCTCAGTGGCACGTGGCCATCCCCGCTGATGGTCGCCGACGAGTTCATCGGCGCTGAGTGCGAGCGGCAAGGCATCCGAGATCCTCGGCAGCGCAAGGTCCGCGTCCAAGCCTACCTCGACAAGCGGAACAGGGAGGCCCATGCGTTGCAGGCGCAAGTGACGGCGACGGCCCTTGTCAAGCCGACACCGAGGGTCAACGGTTACGTCAACGGGAATCACCGGGCGCCAGCGACTGACTGGGCCAGCGCGGTCAAAGCGGCCGTGGCCAAGCGAAAGGTCTTGCCCCAATGAGCATCGAAGAGTTCCTCACGGCCCTGTTCACCGCGTTCCGTAACCCGAACTCCAACCCGGATAGCGCCGAGCGATTGACCGTCCTCTACGTCGAGCACCTCGGCGAGTTCGACGACAAGGTGCTGGCGGTATCGCTCTCGCACATCCTGCGGCACCGGAAAGATCCGTTCCTGCCGACCATCGCCGAGTGTCGTGAGGTTTGCGAGCATGCCCGTGACGGCAAGCTCCGCGACCTCCTCGACCCAGAGGGCGCCAAGCGACGAGCCGCTGCGGAGCGCGAACTGAAGGCCATCATCGGCAATCGCCCGCTTCCGCTTCGTCCAGTACGTCCCCGCGAGGACTGATCCGTGAGCGATACCGCACCCATCACGCCAGAGCAGGCGGCGCTCGAAGTCGAGCAGCATGTGATCGGCTACCTGCTGCACGATGTCGATGCGGCGCGGCAGATCGTGGCGACGGTGGATGCTTCGGACTTCGCCGAGTCGCTGCACCGCGAAGCCTTCACGATCATCAAGGAGGGGTTCAAGCGCGGCCGAGAGAACCCTGGCCGCGAACTGATCGTCGCGGCGCTCGGCAACCAGCAGGTGGCCGACGACCTCAAGCTCCGCGAGTACCTGATCAGGGCCACCAATGCCGTGATCATCGATCAGTTCGGCAAGTGGCGCGACACCGTCGAAGAGTTCCGTGAGATGTCGGCCCGGCGCAAGCTCGCCAATCTCGGCCGTGCCCTCACGACCTACGGCGACGTCAGCGCCATGCTCGACCAGGCTCGGGCCGAGATCGACGATCTGACCAACAGGCGTCGTCGGGGCAAGACAGCGAGCTATTCGGCGCACGAGGCGGCCCAGATCGCGATTGCCGCGATCGGCGAGCCGGACACCGCGATCACGACCGGGTATTCCGATCTCGACACGGTGCTCGGCGGATGGCCTCGAGGCGAACTCTCCGTCGTGGCCGCTCGCCCCGGCATGGGCAAGAGCGCATTCGCAACGGGGGCCGCCATGCGTGCGGCCAAGATCGGCTCGCCCGTGCTGTTTTTCTCGCTCGAAATGCACGGCAAGCAACTCGGTTCGCGGTTGATCTCCGATCTCGCCTACACGGCCAACGATCCGATCCATTACGAGGCCATCATCAAAGGCCGCGTGGACGAGCGCCAGCGTCGGCGGATCGAGGAGGCGGCGGCCCACCTCAAGGGCATGCCGATGCAGATCGAGGAGCAGCGCGGTCTCACCATCGCCGAGATCCAGGCGCGCACACGCAAGGCCGTGAGCGCGACCGAGCGCAACGGCAATCGCCTCGGCCTGATGATCGTCGATCACATGGGTCTCGTCCGCCCGTCCGACCGCTACGAGGGCAACCGGACGCGGGAAGTCGCCGAGATCAGCGACGGTCTCGCCACGCTCGCCAAGGATCTGGACATCGCCGTCGTCGCACTGTCCCAGCTCAACCGTGGTGTCGAGGGTCGAGACAACAAGCGGCCCTCGCTCTCGGACCTTCGCGACTCGGGCGCCAT